CTAGTCTTAAGAGCTAGTGTTAAGAGCTAATGTTAAGAGCTAATGTAATATAGAGGAAGAGATGAATCCAAAACCTGCACTTGGACGAGTCGTTCACTTCATTTATGGTGGTGAGCATTTCGCTGCTACAATTACAAAGGTACACCCTAAAACAGCTTCTCTAGTTGATCTTGTTGTTTTTGATCTTCCTAATTCAGCGGCTGCCAGTAAGATATCTTGTATCGCTCATGGTAATGTAGAAGATAATCGTCACTATACATGGCACTGGCCTGAGAGGGAATGATGGCTAGTAAGCATACATTGAAATCATTTAGACCTTTTACATATAGCGTCTGTAGTTGGGGTACAGTTCATCATACGTTCGATATTTATGATGGCAATAAAGACCTCTTTGCTTCAAGTACTAAAAGCTATACTACACGACGGGCAGCAGCTAAGGCAGCGGCTAAGTTAGGGTTAGTTAATTACAAAAGAGTTTGGCCAAAGATAAGCTAAAAATGGATAAGACAAATACAACCATTATTATAAGTGATGAAGGAGAATACATAGATATAACCCTCCTACCCATCCAAAAAATGTTGCAGGCCGTTAGTGGTAAACTAATAATAAAGTCGTTAATTAATACACCCCTAACGGTCTGTAACTATGATGGATGTGATAGAGAAGGTCAAAGTTTAGTTCAATCAGTTTCATATAGCGGTGAATACAATCATGCGTTTTCCTGCAAAGAACACTACGAGGAAATTGTAGATTACGCTATGGAACAGTTAGCCGCGTTAGGTCATCGATATGCCTCTTGATGGTGAGATTACAGAATATCCTACCTCTGTAATTGAGAAAGAATGGAAACCTAATGCTAGGGGTCAGGAAGAAGTTCTTAAAGCTCCTGATTCTATATTTGAGATTTTAGGTGGGGGAGCGGCTGGTGGTGGTAAAACTGACTTAGGATTATTGATTCCTCTTGTGAGAGAGTTTACGAATCATCCTAAGTTCAAGGCTTTAGTCATGAGAAGAACAATGACTGACCTTGAAAAAGAAATCATTCCTCGTCAACATGAATGGTATGCTCCATCTGGCGGTACTTATAACGAAACTAAGAAACGCTGGAAGTTTGGTAGTGGAGCAATCATTCAAAATGGTTATGCTGAGAAAGAAGATGATGTTAGAAAATATGACTCAGCTGAATACAACTACATCGATTGGGATGAGTCCACGCACTTTAGTAAGTTTCAGTATCTTTACCTTTCTGTTAGTAGGTGCCGTAGTAGTAGCCCTGACTTACCTGCGATTGTCAGATCATTTACTAATCCCGGTAACATCGGTCATCAATTCTTTAAACAAAGGTTTGTAGATCCTAATCCGGCTGGTAGAAAGATTATTAAAGATAAAGTTACTGGTCTTAAGAGGATGTACATTCCTTTCTTAGGAACAGATAATCCTCATCTTCTTAGAAATGACCCTGAATACCTAGCCCGACTTCAAGCACTTCCTGAAGCTGAAAAGAAAGCTAAGCTCTATGGTTCTTGGGATGCATATGAAGGTCAAGTATTCAGTGAATTTAGAATTGCTCATATTGATGGTGAGCCAGAACATGCAGTCCATGTAATAACTCCATTTGTTATTCCTAGCTGGTGGCCAAGAATTCTAGCTATTGACTGGGGATATCAAGCAATGACTTTTGCTATTTGGGCTGCTATTAGTCCGACTGGTAGAGTTTATATTTACAGAACTTTTCACTGCACTAAGACTCTTATCAAGGTCTGGACGAGAGAGGTAGTTAATCTTACTGGCGATGAAATGTTGGATGATGTAATTATTTGTCATTCAGCTAATCAGAACCGCGGTGAAGATTTAACTATTCAGCAACAGGTTAACCTAGCTTTTGATGAGAAGTACTCAGTTAGATTAGCTCCACGAGATAGAATTGGTGGTAAAAATCTAGTTCATGAATATCTTAGATGGGAACCTAAGCCGCGGCTAAAACCCAATGAGATTATTTATGAAGCTGAGTTAGCTAATAAGATTCTTAGGATCAAAGGTGAGAAAGCTTACGAAGAATATTTAAATTTATTTAGGGAAGAAGAACCTGAGACTAACTTACCTAAACTTCAAATTCTTTCTCATACTCCTGAGGGTGTAGATAACAGACTTCTAATTGATACTATTCCNTCTTGTATTCCTGANCCNAANNGAGTNGAGGATGTNGCTGAATTTGATGGTGATGATCCTTATGATGCACTGAGGATGTTACTTCAATCAGCTCACCTTTACCTAACTGAGAGTCAGGATAAACAAGCTAAGATTCTTAAAACGGCTGACATATATGAGCACTTACAACAGACTAACGACCAAACAGCTTTTTACCGTAAAATGGAGAAACTTGAGGCTCAAGGTCAGTTATCTAATTCAGAAGTTCATGCAGTCAGGGCGCATCGNAGGATTGGGAATCGTAGGACTCGTTAATANNACTCCTGAATGCCCTACTTGTGAAGTTCTTAAATCTTGGCTAGATCAAGAACGGGCTAAGCGAGAATATTACGAACAATTAGTTTTAACTCGTTCTGGAATTGTTAAAGATACTGAACAGATAGTTACTAGTGTAGAATCTTTTCCATCTATTCAGAGAGTAACTACTTTATCATCTTTACGCAGACAGGCTGAAATGCAATCTCGGAATATGAGAAATCAGTCTGCGACTGAAACATCTTCTATTGCTAGGCCATCTGAACTTACTGAGGCTGAAGCATTATTTGAAAGAGAATTGAATGCCAAAGAAACCGATGCGATTCAGTAAGGCTACTAAAGAAGAAGTTAGCCCATTTGCTAAGTTTAGCAATAAGACTGCCGGTAAGCCTAACAAGAAGTCTAGTAATACTAGTCAGTTCATGAAGAAGTACGGTAAGTAGATTATGGCGCTTCCTAATCCGGAATTAGACATCCTTAACAATGAGGATGAAGAAGTACCAGATGAAGTAGTGCAGGATGTTCAAGTTCAGCAAGAGACTCCTGAAAATACTGAATCTGATGAAGAAATAGATACATTACTTCTTGAACTCGTAAAGAAAGCTGAAGAAGAAGATAGGGATCTCCGGTTTCCTTTACTCCGGATTTGTAAGCGTAATGATCTCTACTTTAACAATATTCAGACTATCTTCTATGATGAAGTAGCTAAAGATTATAGAGATGTAAAGTCAGTAATGGAACAGCTTCAGGATAATTACTCTGGGGCTGANATTAAAGTAATCAATGTTTATAAAGCATATGCTGAGAGTATTATTGCGGCTCTGAGTGTTCAGCCGCCAAATACGCAGTTTATGCCAGATGACGCTGAGGATACTGAAGATTTAGAAACGGCTAAGGCTTATAGTAAAATCGAAGAACTTATCCGCAAACATAATCATGCAAGTCTTATGCTTATTAAGGCATTGACTTTGCTATATAACTGCGGTGTTATCTTTGGTTATAACTATTATAAAACTGATCCGGCTTACGGAACATTCAGGACGCCTAAGACAGTCAATAAAATTCCTAAACAGTTAGCTGAACTTAGGTGTAGCCAGTGCGGACAGATTCTTGATTCAGGTATTCCAGTTGAACAAGCTAGCCAATTAACTGATCTTAATTGTCCTACATGTGGCTATCATGCACCACCTGAAATTATTCTTCGCGTTCAATTTGAAGATGAAGTAGCTGAATGGGATGAGACTCCAAAGGGTAGGTCTGGATTTGATATCTTTAGTCCTACTCATGTTAAGGTTTCTCTTCACGCTAGGAATCAATCAGATTGCGGCTATCTTGTACTGAGGTTAGAGACTCATCAAGCTAAAGTAAAAGCTACATATGATATCGAATCAATAGAAGATACCGGTTCTGATACTGAGCTTTACGAACGGTGGGCACGAACTCCTATTGAATATGCTGGAACTATTCAGGTAGATTTAACTACTCTTAGATATGTCTGGCTTAGACCNTGGTGGTTTAGAAATCTAGATATCGAGAAAGCTAGANTTCTTGAATCTAAGTTTCCTAATGGTGTAAAGGTCACTGTTAACGGAAACCAAGTTCTTGAGTTTGAAAATGCTAATTTAGATGATGAGTGGACTATTAGTTTTGATCCTAAAGCTAATTTCATCCACGCTGAACCTCCAGGTAATGCAGTAATTCCTATTCAAGACGCTAAGAATGATGTATTCAATCTTGGTATCCAATCAATCGAATATGGAATTCCTGAAACCTATGTTCACCCTAAGACATTAAACTTAGCTAAGTATGGTGAGGCTAAATCTGCTCCGGGAATGATGACAGCAGCTTTACCACCTAGCCCAGATAAGTCTATTGGTGATGGCTTTTATCAGTCTAAACCGGCTACGCTTAGTAATGAATATACTAACTTTGATCGAAGTCTAGATCAAACTGGTCAATTTGTTAGTGCTGCATTACCTAGTTTATGGGGTGGTAATCAAAAGCCCGGAGAAACAACGGCTAGCGAATATACTCAAAGCAGATCAAATGCTTTACAGAGACTTCAACCTACGTGGGAGATGATTTCTGTATTCTGGACTCAGTTAATGTTTAAGTGCGTAAAAAATTACGCTACTAATCTGAGAGAAGATGAGAAATTCACTAAGCAAGAAAACGGAACTTTTGTAAACGTATGGATTAATAAGTCTAGCTTGCAGGGTAAAGTTGGTCATGTTGAGCCGGAACTTAGTGGTAGCCTTCCATTAAGCTGGTCCCAAAAGAAAGACTTTATCATGCAGCTTGCTAATCTTCAGGATGACAGAATTGGAAGTATTTTATTCCATCCTAACAATGCTGAATTGATTAAGCGAGTTACCGGGATGCAAGATATGTATATTCCCGGTGAGTATGACAGAAACAAGCAATATCAAGAATACTATGAGCTTAGTGTTGCTGCTCCTATAAGTGAGACTGAACCTAGTATCCCAGTTGATATTGATGTTGATGATCATATGGTCCATATGCAGGTTATGAAAAATATCCTTGTTAGTAATATGGGAATTAATTTATATAAGACTAATCCCCAGGGATATCAGAATTGTGTTATTCATTACCGTCAACATCAGTTAGCTATCCAAGCAATGACTCAGGCTCCTAGTGGTAATAGCGGAATTGGCCAACCACCGGATTCTGCAACTAATTCTAACCAAGGATAGAGGTGATTAATGTTTCGTAGGTTCCTGCACTTTCAATATCTATTTGATGCCCCAGAAGGCGATATTAGTATGCCTGGCGGTGGTGGTAGAGATGTCGATGTATTAGATGATACTATTGATAATGATAATGATAATGATAATGACGATGATGACGAAGAAGATGTAGAAGATAAAGATAAAGATAAGGACAAAGATAAGGATAAGGATAAGGATGACGATGAGGAAGATGATGACGATAAGGAGAAGGATGAAGATGATGAAGACGAAGATGACGATGATAAGGATGATGATGACAAAGAAGATGATGATGAAGACGAAGGTGTAGATGTTCCAGTTGAAGTTGGTGCAATTAAGAAAGAATTCCCTGAGTTTTTCAAGAAGTTCCCTGAAGTTCGTGGAGTAATTTTTAGGGAAGCAGAGTATTCACAAATCTTTGCTAATCCTGAAGAAGCCAAGGCTGTAGCTGGAAAGGCTAACATTCTTGATCAGGTTGAGTCTGACTTATTCGATAAGGCTGACCCTACTAACCTTCTGAAAAGCCTAGAGAAGGGAAGTAAGGAAACCTTTGAGAAGGTTGCATTAGCTTTACTGCCATCTATTCGTGAACAGGATAATAACCTTTATCTTAAAGTAGCCGCAATTCCTATTAAGCAACTTTGTAGAGCGGCTCTTAAGGAAGGTAAAGGTAAAGACGGTAAGCTATCTGATCTTGGTAANTCTGCTCTTTGGATTCATAACTATTTCTTTGGTGATGACGCTAAGATTGAAGACCCTGTTGATGGGGAAGTCAAGCCTAAAGCTGAAAAGAGTGCCACAGAAAAAGCACTTGAAGATAAGTTAAAGCAGATTCAAGAGCGAGAGACAAACGAATTTAGAACAGCAGTTGATAATTCTTACCTTAGTAAGCTTACAACTGTTCTTAGAGAGGGTCTTGATAAGGATGAACGTCTTAATGAGTTTACTAAAAAGACTATCATCAAGGAAGCTCTTGCTGAAATCCGTAGTCAGTTAGAGAAGGACCCTCGATATATGCGTCAGATGGGCGCTTTGTGGCGTCAAGCTGGCCAAAACGGATTTTCTAATGATTACAAGTCCAGAATTGTTTCCACGGCTCTGGCCCGTGCTAAATCATTAGCTCCCTCTATTAGACAGAAACTTGTCTCAGAGGCTACTGGTACTAAGACAAAGGAAAAGACTGGCAAGGTCAAGGATAAGGTTGATTCTGGTAGGAAAAAGGTTATTACTGAGAGCCGGAATAATGGCGGTAATGATCGTAAACCTACTAAGCCAATGACTGACTTGGATATTCTAAATTCCTAAGGTGGGATTGATAGATGTTTTCTAATAGTTTTAAGCCGTATTTCGGCAATGATATTTTTAAGGTTCTTACTACCACTCCTGATGGTAAGTTNGAGATTATGACTGAATCCCAGACTGTTGGGGTTCAGACAGAGCGTGTTAATAAGAAGCTTCCTCAGTTGTTTGACCTTGAGGATACTTTCTATTCTCAGCTGGAAAAGAGTGCATCCGCTCAGCCTGTTTCTAATCGGGCTATGCGTATTCCTCTTAAGCTCCGTCCGGGTGGCCGCTTTGGTCATTTTAATCCGGATAATGGAGATCTGGGACTTGGTGATGGCCCGTCTTATGATAAGGCTACTATTACAGTAGCACATCTTAAGTATGCAATTCAGTGGTCCAAGCTTGTTGAGTGGGCAACTGATAGCAATGAGAAGGCAGTTAAGAATGCCTATAATGATCTCATTGCTGGTGCTATGCCTGAGTTCCGGCGTTCGATTAATGCGCTGTGTATGACTGGTGGAAATGGTATCCTTGGTACTGTTTCTGCGGTTAGCACTTCTGGTGGTGTTGATACTTATACGTTGAATACTGATGGATTCGGAGCTAAGCTTCTCCGTTTTGGTCAGCCTATTAACGTATATAATTCGACTCTTACTACTAATCGAACTGCTGCTGCTGAAGTTCAGATTACGTTCCATGATCTGGCTAACAAGCAGATTAAGGTTCCTGCTGTTACTGGCGCTAGTGTTGGTGATGTGATTGTCGTTAGTGGTGTTTCGGGTGCTTCACCTGTTTCACTGCTTGGCGTTCCNTATCACAATTCGAGTGCATCAACTGGTTCTTGGCTTGCATTTGACCGTGCGACTACTCCTGAAATNCGGTCAAATCGAGTTAATGCGGCTGGTGCATTAGCCCTTCCCTTCCCCCGTCTTGCTATTAACAAGATTGGTGATCGCGTTGGTAATAAGAATGCCGGGGTTGGTACTATTAAGGCATTCATGCATCCTTGCCAGAAGCAGGCATATGAAGGACTGGGGCAGCTTGTCTCAGTTATTCAGAAGACTGCTAAGGACGAAAACCTTGATCTGTATTTCGGTGATGGAATGCAGATGGCAGGTGCGAGTATTGATGCCCAGTTTATGTGGGATAAGACTCGTATTGATATGCTTCCAATGTCTCTCTGGGGTCGTGCAGAAATGCATAAGGCTCAGTTTTATGATGTTGGTGGCCGTAAGACATTTGAAGTTCGTGGTGCTACTGGTGGTGTTCAGACTTCACAAATCCAGTATATCACTGTGAGCTTCAATATCTTTAATCAGAATCCGGCTGCAATGAGCTATATTGATGCTCTTACGGTTCCTTCTGGTTACTAATTAGAGAGGCAACTAGCTGACTGACTAGTTGATTGGTAGGGTAGGAGGGATTTGTGGTGAGTCTCTCCTACCCCCTCTCTAAAATCTAATTAAAGGAAATAAGATTAATGGTTCCTACTTTTGATATTGCAAAGTTAGCTCTGGTTGGTACTCCGCAGAATAGGAATATTGGTGCTAGTGTTGCTGGCGCTGCTTCTCTTGCCAATCCTATTACGAGTGCAATCACTCCGGTCAGTGGTGCTAATGCATTAACTGGATTTCGTTTGCCTCGTGGATTTCGTGGTGTATTTGTAGTCATTCCTGCTGGAGCTTGCACTGGTGCTACTGGTGGAACTCTTGCTTATGATGACACAAATGATACTGAGGATATTCCATTTGCTAAGGCATGGGCAGCTGTAGCAAATAAGGCAATGCTCTTTGTCTCGGATGGTGCTCTTATCTATCCGTTTGTGTTGACAGCGGCTGGTTAAATAGATATGGGGGTAGGTTAGAAATAGCTTACCCCCATTCTAGAAAGAAGATTATGAGCGAGAGGATTGAAGATATTAATGAGAAGCTAATCGAAAAGTACGGTAAGAATATTGATAGCGATTTACCTAGATTTAGAGTTGTCTGGAGCACTGATCAAATAGAAAAAAGGTATGGTGAATTTGAGGTATTTTCTGAGGCTGGTATCTTTCTAAGGTCAGAAAAAGGTATAGAAGAAGTTAAGAAATATGGTGAGCTTTGCCATGATAAGTGGGTGCTTGAACAGTTATTTCCTACTGTTGGCAATCCTTATCTAGAAAAGGTCACAAAATATAGTTATGAGCCGGTTTGGGTTTTTGGTGCTGCTAATAGTAACCCTACTCCAATCTGGCGAGCAGTTGATTATTTGGTTAGGATTGTTCTGCACGGTGATCCTAATGCTGTAGTTAAGTCTCCTGCTGACTTAGCTCGTGAAGAGGCAGAAGCAATTGAGAGGGAGAAGATCAGGGCTTTAGATATCCTCAATAATGATGTTCCTGATTTAGCTTTCTCTCTTAAACATGGTACAGCAGTGACGGTTCCTACTAGCTACGGAGATAATGATGGCAGTCCCAAGTCTTGATAAAATTATTAAGGATACGCGAGATCAATTCAAGCCAATGAAGTATGCTTGCACTGTAGTGAGTTTGCTTCCATATGCGATTCGAGAAACTAAGCCGCATATGATTCCGTTTACCTTTGATATCCCGGCTGCTGACCCTAAGATTGGATTTTCTATTCTTCATGTGGAAGAAGGACTGCACTTTGTTCCTAATCCATTTGAGGAAACACATAATTTTCGAGTTACTACTAGCCCGAATGAAATGGCTAGAAGTATTGTTGAAGATTATTGTGGTGCCCATATTGGTCTTGATGAAGATGCTGGACCGGGAATGTTCTATGTAGAAGGCAGGCTTTCAGTAGAGGATGTTCTTAGGCATTGCGGTACTGAGCTTAAGCGAGCTACTGAACGACAGAATCGATGGTTTAGTAATCTTATTAATATTGCTGATGCAGATTGGCATAAGAATAAGAACATTCTTGCTGTTAGTGATCTTCAGCGTCATGCGGCTAGGTCATTGAATGTTAAGCGTGAATGGGTTGATCCTATTCCAACTGAATTCAATACTTGTCCTTATTGTAAGGCTGTTGTTGATCCTACTAGCATTAAGTGCCAAAACTGTAAGGAAATTATTAATCCAGAGGCATATAAGGCTTTGCAGGCTAAGTTAGGACTTGAGGAAAAGAAGGGATAATATGAACATTGATTTTGCTAAGCTGATTAATAAGAAACCAGAAGAAACTGGCGAAACTAAGACTGAAGAGACTAAGACTGAAGAAGCTAAAGCTGAGGCTAGTATTGATAATAGCTTATTCCAGAAATATGTTGATGCAGTGAATGAAGCTGAAGCCGTTCTCGCTGGTAGAGCAATCAGTGAGATTCGTCTTGATGATCCTTATTGGGTATTGCGAGATAAAGTTACCGTACTTCACTCTGCGTATAAGGCTAGTCTCTAATGCTTGCTAGTGAGGTGATGGACGAGTCAGTAATCTTTCTTAATGATACGGCTAAATCGCTGTACACATATGATGTCCAGTTGCCTTACCTTAAGCGAGCTAATGCTGACCTCGAAAAAGAGCTAGCTGTTAATGGTATTCAGATTCAAAGAGTTAAATCATCTGCAATTACAGTAGATGCAGGAGTTTTAACCCTTACACTACCTGCTGATTTCTTAATGCCTATTCGCCTTAGGGAGAGGTTTGTAGGTGAAAATGATAATCAGTGGGTAGATATGATAGAGAAAGTTTGGGAATCTACTGATGATTACTCAGGTAAGACATATCTTGAATATTGGGCTTTCAGGAATAACGCTATTAACTTTACTGGTTGCTCTGTAGATAAGGAAGTCCTTCTTGAGTATGAGAGGAATCTTTCTACTTTTACTAGCGAGAACAGTACTATTGATAGCCCAGTCATCAAACAGTACCTATCTGCTAGGACAGCTGAATTATGCGCTAGGTATGTTGGTATGAATATCGAGATGGCTACTGATATTAAGATTAACGAAACTAATCCAGCCGCTGATGCTTTGATAAGGTTATTTATTCTTGAAGGCCAGGCTGTTAATCGAGTTCGTAGGCAGCCATTCAATTCTAAAAGGTTAGAGGTATATTAAATGATTGTAAATCCGAATATTCAGGCTGCCCTAAAGGATGCGGCTGAGAATGGTGTATTTCATCTCGTTAATGCTGGTGCTCCTACTAGCGGCACTACTGGTGCTGGTTTGGCTGGTAAGGGATGCATTTTGAGCGATATTACTAATGGCGTACTTTACATCAATACTGGTACGCTTGCTAGCCCGACTTGGACTAAAGTAGGAACGCAGTCGTAAGATGGCAAACCTTCCTGAACATACTCCATTAAATCAGGAAGATTTTAGGGGACTGTATAGCCGTGGTACATCTGGTTATACAGTCCCCAAAGATTTCTTCTCTGACTGTAGAAATGTAGAATACGGCGAGAAAGAAGTCAGAACTCGCTCAGGTTCAGTATTACATTTCGAGAAAGAAAATATTGTTAGGGCATTTAAGTATAAGAGACTAAATGAAACTCCAAGAGATATTGTTCTGGATAGCTCTGGGAATTTATATGATAGCCTCTTTCCCAACAATCCTATTTACACAGACGCTTCGTTCGTGGATTTTAGNATGGTTAATTATAATAACCGTGCTTATATCACTCCGCATAATCGCGTCTCAGGTATTGCTGCTAAGTCCGTTCTAGTATATGAAGGGTCAGGCACAGCAAGATTAGCTGCTGGTGATCCTCCTAGTGGATTTACTTTAACAGCTGTAGATTCGGCAACTGCTGGTAATTGTGAAGAGGGAATTCATTTAGTTGCAGTAGCTTATATTAGTTCAACAGGCTATATTACGGCACCGGGGCCAACAGTGTTTGCTCAGGTTACGAGCACTGGTGGAAAGAAAATCGATGTCTCTAATATACCTATTGGACCTTCTTGGGTTGCGGGTAGAGTCTTACTTGCAACAGCATCAATTCCAGTTGATCAATTTACTGGTAATCAATTTGCTTATGAGCTATTCTTTGTTCCCGACGGCACAATTATCGATAACACTACGACTTCGCTCAGCCTATCATTTTACGATTCCGATTTGGCTGATTCCGCCGACTATCTTATTGACAATCTGGCTTCTATTTCGGCTGGCGTTGGTCTTGTTATATATAATGGTAGGCTAGGTGTTTGGGCTGCGAATGGCGATGAACATTCAATCAGATTATCCAAGCAAGGATCACCAGAAACATTTAATTCAGTTGATGGTATTATCACCATTGATCCCTCAGAAGCTGTATCCGGAATCAGGAATGCAGCGGAACACAGAACCAACCTTGTGCTTCTTAAGAGCAACAGAATATATGCCACAACTGACAATGGGAATGATCCATCAAGTTGGAATGTAAATAGCATTGATAAATCTGTAGGCTCTGAATGTTTTGGAGTAGCTACAGTTTTAGATGCTAGAGGCACCAACAATGATAGAATGTTCATTGCAGATAGGTCTGGTGTTATCTGTTTTGAGGGTTATGTAAAACGGCCGGAATTATCGTTTAATATCGAAGCTATTTGGGGTAGAATTAACAAAGCTAAGTTCAATCTAGTTCAAATTGTAGATGACCCTGTTAGTCACAAATTATACATTAGCGTTCCATTAGATACGGCAACTTCAATTAGCCACCTTTTAATAGCTGATTACTCTAAGTCATTTACAGTTTATGGCACAATAGACGAAAAAGCATTTAAGTGGGCTATTTGGGAGTTTCCGTCCGCACCAATTTCTATTTATGGAGATGCAGATGACACAACCTTTAGGTCCACGCTTTATGTGGTTTTATCTAACGGGATTTGTGCTGTTAAGCCTGGTCTCACCTCTGACTTCGATAACGCTATTGATAGTTGGATTAAAACTGAGTGGAAAACTTCGCTTATCGGATGGATCAATCACTTCGGTGGAATCAGAGTTGAGGTCAATGGGTCAGGGAATCTTGATGTTGGATTATACGGACACCAAGATGTTCAAACATCAACACCTCCAAACCTCTCACTTAGTACATCGCAAGGAAAAGAATTAGAGCGGCTAATTAATTTTGTAGATGATTTCTGTAGTATTAAGTTCTCTGTTGATTCTATTGATGAATATTTTGTGATTAATAGAATTGCAGTATGGGCTAAACCTTTATGGTTACGTAGGCCAGGTTAATGAGTAACGAAAGTATCATTAAGTCGTTATTGGGTGGTATAGAGTTTGATGATCCACGACTCTATGACTTACTCGATAAAATGGCCAGTGACTTCTACAAGGTCTACTATAGCATTTATCCACCTCAGAATAATAGAGCCTTTAATCCTACTGGTTCTAACTCTGGGGTGGATACTGTTACAGGATTAGTTGCTACATTATATACTAATAANTTACGNCTAACTTGGAATGAACTTGAAGAAGCAGTAAGTTATCAAATTCGATATAATTTTGGGACATCTACAAACTGGGATTCAGCTACTATTTTACTTACTACGACAACACGAACAGCTGATCTTAATCCCTTAACTATTCCATTAATCTATGGTAATCATACATTTTTGGTTAAGGGTATTAATAGTCTTGGAGCATTTTCTAGTGTAGCTGTAAACACTACAGTTAATATCCCAGAGATTCCTGCTCCAACAATTACACCTACAGTAATTGATAACTTTGTACTTCTTAAGTGGACAATTCCTGTTAGTGCTTTACAGTTAGCTGAATATAATGTATATAAAAATGGTTCACTAATTGGAACCATGGATGGCACGTTTGAAGCCGTCTTTGAAACAGTTAGCGGAGTATTTGAATATACAGTTGAAGCTACTGATATTGTTGGTAATATTGGATTTGGAAGTACNATCAGTGTTGAAGTAAGACAGCCTCCNGATTATGAATTATCAGATTCTAGGTCTAGCNATTTTAGNGGCACCAAAANTAACTGCTATGTAGANAATGGTAAGCTATTCGCGTGTGCTGATATTGTTAAGACCTATGAAGATCATTTTATTGATAATTCATGGGCAAGTCCCCAAGATCAAATTACGGCTGGTTATCCGTTATTTATTCAACCAACCGAGCTCTCTGGTTACTATGAAGAAATCATTGACTATGGTTTGCTGATTAGTAACACAATTCTAACGGTTGTTTATTCAAGTAATGTAATTGACCCTTCTGTAGCTATTACGGTCAAGATTGCTTACTCAACTGATGGCGTAACTTATAGTGCATTTACGACTGGAACTAGTTTATTTATTTCCAGTTTACAATATGCCAAGATTAAGATTGAGTTTGCAGCCACAGATGATACGGCTCTTATTTCTGTAGATAGCTTACAGTTCAAGCTTGACGTTAAAAGGGAAATTGATAGCGGGAATGTAAGTGCTTTAGCTAGTGACACAACTGGCACTGAAGTATTTTTCAACAAGGTATTCAAGGATGTGGAATCAATTACTCTTACAGTTGAGTCTAAGGTTCCTGCTACAGCCATTTATCGCTTTGTTGATGTTCCCAATCCGACTTCTTTCTTTGTCTATGTCCTTGATGGTGCTGGTAATAGGATTGATAAGTCAGTTAGTTGGAAAGCAAGAGGTATCGTCTAATGGCAGATAGATGGTATCGCTGGAATTTTACAACTAAGATATTTGAATATTCAGATGACTATGGTGGTGCTTGGACTCCACATGGTTTAGATGCCGCTAATCTTACCCANGGGACTATTGCAACTGCTAGATTAGGTAGTGGTAGTGCTAGTGCTAGTAAATATCTTAGAGGCGATCAAGTTTGGTCTCAACCAGCATCTAGTGAGCTTAGTGATAATAACAATTTAGCTAAACTTAATGCTACTAACGCTTTCACTGGTGCTAATTCTTTTGCTACTAATCCACTCAATTTGTTAGTAGGTCAGATTAAATTTCCAGCTAGCCAGAATGCTTCATCTGATTCTAATACTCTAGATGATTATGAAGAAGGAACATATACTCCTGTTCTAACCAATATTACCCTAGGTAATGGAACACTATCCGGATCATATGTTAAGGTTGGAAGATTAGTATGCATAAATGTTTTCCTAATTATTGGTACCACTACAAGTTATTCAGCCGGTAATGCGTGGAGATTTGGTTTACCTTTTACTGTTGATGCTACACTAGGATTTCAGGTAACTGGTATTGGTATTGCTACTGATGCTGGTGTAGGACATTATACATTTATTGTTAATGCCGAATCTAGTAATGTAAACTGTGTGTTAGTTCAAACTGGTTCAAGTATTCCCGGCGGTTTTACAAATACTTCGCCTTTTACTTGGAATGCTGGAGACTACGTAAGATTTACTCTAGTTTATCCGGCATCTGCATAATATGTCATTATCTAAAATTAAAGTTATTGATAAAATTGAAATACTTGAAGATGGGGTATTTCAGATTCGTGAAGCTATTAGAGTTTTTGATGACGATGGTAGCTTAATCGGTGAACGCTATAATAGAACAATTTTAGTTCCTGGCCAAGATGTTAGTAATTGGCCATTAAGACTCCAAAAAATCAGTAATGCAGTTTGGACAGCCCAAGTAATTGCAGATTANCANGCTANAGTCGCAGNTGCTAATGCTAATCAAGGAATCTAATGGATATCAATGCTGGTCTACTGACTTTGTTAGGCGAACTTAAGGCTACTCTAATCGAAAAAGATAAACAAATTGAAACCTTAGTTCAAACTAATAATAGTCTTGCTGGTAGGATTCAAGAGCTTAATCATCAAGTCCAATTTACAGAAGGGAAGATTAAAGAGATGATTCAAAATACAAATGAAAGTCTCGTTAATCCTGTAAGCTAATGCCAGCAGATTTTAATACACCTATTAATTCTACGGCTTATGCAACTGTATTGAGTGCCCTTAAAGAACGAGATACAGATGCTTTAACTCTATGTTACGCTGGCGATCCTAGTAATATTCCTACTGGGGCTATTAAGTATAATCGAGCATCTAATAAACTTCAGCAGTGGGATGGAACTGCTTGGGTTGATTTAGTTCTTGCTCTAGCCGGTGGTGGAATTGGTGTAACATCTATTGCTTCATTAAAGTCTGTTCTTGGCTATGGTGACATGGCTGGGCAAACTTCTAGTGCAGTAGCTATTACTGGTGGTACTATTACCGGTATTAATTTTAACGCATCTGTAATTACAGCCGGATTAATCGCACAAGCTAGATTAGGTACTGGTTCTGGTGGTGCTGGATTAAAGGTTTTATATGATGACCAAACTTATAAAGATGCGGAACCTGTCGGAACAGGAAAGCTATGGTTCACTAATACACCTCCTTCCGGGTATCTTATTTGCGATGGTACTGCTATTAGCCGGACTACTTATGCTGCATTATTTGCTATAATTGGAAGTATCTGGGGTAATGGAGATGGAAGCACAACTTTCAATCTTCCTGATCTACGCCAGAAATTTCCAATGGGTAAAGCGGCTAGTGGTACTGGGGCAACATTAGCTGGAACTGGTGGAGCTATTGATCATACGCACACCTACACTCAAGTTCCAAATCATATTCATACCATTGGAGTAGCAATTACTGATCCGGGTCATGACCATACTGTTCATGGTATTCCTGGTGCTTCAGTTGGAATTGCTGCTGGTACTGATGCTATTGCAGTAGAACAAGGTGGATATATTTCACCCGGAACTGCAACTACTGGAATTTCAGCTAGCGCAACTTGTTCTAATCCTACTAGTGGAGTAGCAACAGGAACTACAGCGGCTAATAATCCACCATTTGTTGTCGTGAATTTTATTATTAAATACTAATATGGTTACTGCTGAAGCTAAAGAAAGTTTTGTATCTAAGCTTGATGATTATTCTACCCTTTGGTTGACTTTGTATGGTGAAGCTAGGGGTGAACCTATTGAAGGACAAATCGGTGTAGGTTTTGTTATCTATAATCGAAAATTTGAAAGGGGTTTATCACCTAAAGCTGTATGCCTACAGCCAGCCCAATTTAGTTGCTGGAATAGTGCTGACCCTAATCTTCAAGTAATTATGTCTGCTTTCTTGGCACCTTCAGCAATTGAGCGTAAAATTATTGCTCAAATTAGATTAGTGGCTAAAGGTATTATGACTGGTGATATTATTGATAATACCAATGGCAGTAATCATTATCTGTCAACTAAACTTTACAGAAGCCCTCAATGTCCAAACTGGGCTAAAGATAAAGCCGCATCGCCTAAAGTTGTCTTGGGTGGACATACCTTTATTTGGTGTCCTTAGTCATGAACTTAAGGATACGTGGTGCAGGTCCAAGAGATCTAGACAAAGTTCAGAAACTCTATAAAGATTATAACTTTACTCTAGATGCTAAACATTTAGAACTAATGATTGTAGCTGAAGATACAGATACAGGTGATATCATTGCCATAGCTTCTCTAGTTACTTTATTGGAAGCTACATTCATAACTGATAAAACTAAGTCTCGTAAAGATAGATTAGCTGCTCTTGATGCTTGTATGTCAGCTGGAGAGAAAACAGTTAAAAGCTTAGGTTATGAAAATTATCATGGTTTTGCTACCAATAAGGCTATTGAAAATCTAAGTAAGAAGAGATACGGCTATGTTAATGCTGAAGGTAAGAACCTAATAAAGTGGGTGGAATAAATGGGTAAGGCAGATCAAAAGAAAACTCAGAACGAAATCACTAGAACAGTTGACCAGAATCAAGCTAATACTGGTAATGGTATTAGTCAGACTGGTGAACGTGTTGCTAATTTAATTGATCGTTCTGACGCTGAACGTGGCGAGATTCAGGATAACTACCGCGGAATGTTAGATAACGGTGGTATTACCGCTGATGAAGCTAATAGGCTTAGGTCTGGTAATTATGGCGGAAGTCCTAGCGGTGGCGGGAGTAGTTCTTCTTCCTCTGGTGGTGGAGTTCCTGGCTATCCGGATTATCTTTCTACATTTTATGAGATTTCCGGTAAAAATGGCGGATTCGATGACGGTAGGCTTGGTAACATTAACACTACTACAGATAAACTCAGAAATACTTCTGGTAACTTTGGTGCAACTGACACTAGTATTTCTGGTTTACAGGATTTTGCTAGGACTGGTGGTATTCAGACAGATACATTAGGTAGAGTTTATGATCCTACATTAACCGAGCTTAGTCAGACTGGTGGTTATTCTGATGCTGATAAAGCTAATATCAGAGCTAGGTCTAATAGTGGTATCAGTTCTTATTATAATAATCTGCGAGATAGCTTGGCTCGTGATAGGGCTTCTTCAGGTTCTAATGTTAATACTGGTACAATTGCCGGTAACAATTTTAGATTGGCTAGAGCTTCAGCTCAAGACTCTGCTAAAAATCTTAGAGCCACTGAAGCAGATATTGCCGAGAAAGTTGCGGCAAATAGATTAGCAGCAGGTGGTAAGTTATCAGACGCAGCATTAGGAGTAGCCGGAATTCAGAGTGATAACACTCTACAAGGTTATGATAGGGCTGGACAACTTGATATTTCTAAGCAAGGTCAAATTTCTAGAGATCTTGAAGCTGGCGGCAGACTCGATCTTGATACCCAAATGGGCATTAATCAGTCTCGTTTGGCTGCTACTTCTGGCATTTCTCAGGATACACTTGGTAGAATGTCAATTGGAGCATCTAGTGCAGCGGCTCAAAACGCTATTAATGCGGCTAACGAAAGATTCCTTATTGGCCAAACGCAGCAAGGAAGATTCGACGCAAATCGGGGCTTACTTGACACATATGGAACGGGTCCACAAGAATTAGAATTTAATCAGGACTTGTTACGTGGTTATCGTCAAGACCAAGCTGCTGATAATTTTAATACAATTGGTGCTCGTACTAATGCTAGTCAGATTCCTGGTATTGGTAGCACAATTGGTTCAGGCTTAAATGTAGTTGGTAAGGCTGCTAATATTGGTGGCGGTATACTTGGCGGATTTGGAGTGGGTGATTTTGAAGCTCCAAAATATAGGACAGGTGTATAATGAGATTGAATAATACAGTATTTCAACCTTATACTCCGCCGCAGAACAAGTTTAGGAATATTAGTTTTGGTGCTGAGGATGCTATGGAGAGAAATACTCCCACTCCTACTACTCAGCCTAGAGGTTTAGAGGATATCTATAGTGAAGTTCTAAATAGACCTGATGGACCGGCTACCACTAGCTATCGTAATTTCTTAGCTGAAGGTCAACCTAATCGAGAAGACTTCAAGCCAACCAAAATGAATAGGTTAGCTGCTATTCTATCTGGTGTTGCAGCAGGAGCTTCAGGTGATAATGGTTTCAATGCAGCTAGAAATGTTATTGATAGACCATACCTCGAAGCTTTGGCTATGAGGAATAACAAGCTCGGTGATCTTAAGAGTGCAGCTGATCTTGAAGAGGGTTCCATTAAAAATAGAATGTCCAACTTTAAGGACATTACTGGAATCGTTAATCAAGGTAGAACTGCTGATCGCCAGGATAAATTAGCAGAAGGTCAACTTGGTAACTATCAGAGTCAAATTGCTAAACGTGACTTTGATATGAAGAACTCCGGTTGGACTCCTACTACTGATATTAACGGTAATAGAATTTACACTCGCATGGGTGCTAATGGTCCAGAAATTCAAGAAACTGGATTAAAGACTGCTCAGAGTCCACAAGAGAAGCTAAGAGATTCATTTAGTTTAGCTAATCATAATTCTGCTCTTACAACTGGCAGACAAAATAGCTACTTTGATAGAACTAATCCTATTCTTAGTGGACAACAGGATAGTAGGCAACGTCAGGGCTTTATTAATCAAGCCGTTCTTCAAGGTAATAGTCAGAAGTTTAGTCGCGATCAGGCTAATAGTTCTGGTACTCGTCAGATTAATCAGAACTATGCAGCCTATCAAGCTATCATTAGAGACAGCCCGATTCAAGCAAAGCATTTTGATGAGAATGGGATGCCTATTGATGGTGTAGGTGCAAATCTCTTACAAAATCAAGTAGGTGATATGTACGGTAGCGGAGTCCCAGGATTACAAGCTGGTGATGATGATTTTGTTTTGACACCGGTGGATAGATAACATGCCTAAGGGGTATAATATCACACGTAAAGATGGTTCAAGCGTATTTATGCCTTGGACTGGTGATACTCCCCCTAGTAAAATTGAGGTCAGAGCTTTCTTAGCGGGAGGCTCTGAACCTCAGTCTAAACTAGGTAAAATTCTGGATGCAGCTAATAAACCAATTGTTAGCTATACTCCAGAAATGAAACAGCATATGGATGAATTCCAACAAGAGCATCCATATCTTGGGACAGCAGGTAAATTCTTAGCAGATGCAGTTGAATCTGGTAGTAGCCCTCTTAGCCTTGGATTAGAAGCCGGAACATTAGGTGGCTCAATTATTCCAGGTGCTTTAGGTAGAACTGTTTCTACTGGTACTAGACTTCTAGGTAAAACTGCGGCTGCCGGTGCTATTGCTCATGGTGGTTATAAAGCTGCTAGTGGTATTAGGGAAGGTAATTATCCTGAAGCATTAGCAGGAGCATTAGAAGGCGGTATTGGTGGATTAGGTTTTAGGTATGGTGGGCATGAAGTAAAATTAGGCCAGCCTAAAGGTGGATTATCACCTGATTTACCGGCTGAACCTAGTGGTCCTATTACTGACCCAACTAGATTACTGCCTGAGAGAAGTCAAGCTACTGGATTCTTTGTTGAACCTAATGGTGGTAATGCTCCTAATGAACCTATTCCATTTAGGATGCAGGGTGATAAACAAGTCCGTACTCTTGATCCTGTATTAGCAGCTAATTATGTATTTGATAAGAGAAATAATCCATCACCTAGAGGAACCAGTTTTGATCCAGCTGTTGATAAGGAACTAAGTCGACAGAATAGTATCAAAATGAGCCCAGGTGAATTTGAACAAAGGGCTGCTGGTAGAGGAGTTATTGAAACTACACCACAGCCTTTAAGTTCTCCACCTGAATCTGGTAATACTAGGATGGGGTTTAATCCTCAAAGTGATTCTAGTTTACCATATCCTCTGAATGTAGTCCCTAATTCTGTAAGGCCAAGAGCTACACAGAATATTATGGGAGTTACTGTTCCTGAGAGAATGCAGGGAGAACTACCTCCTGCTATTGAAGCTACTCCTGAAGTAGCCACTAAACCTACTCCTAGAAAGCGGCTTAGTTTCTTAGCTGATGAAACAGGTAGTGTAGGTAAGCTTGACCCTAATAGGCGAAGGTCTATTAACGAAGAGTCCATCATGCATCCAGATGAAGCTAAGAAGATTCTGGATAAACATGATGAGTATGCCAGAAAACCATTTACCGAACGAATGGCAGAAATTGCTAAACGCGGTAGTAGGTTAGCTGGTGATATTGGTAGCTCTAAGCTTTTCAATGATGAGTCTGGAGAGTTAAGAATTGGTGGGTATTCAGCCTCAAAAACCTCTCGCAAATCCCTGCCAAATACAAGCTCACCGGCAGTAGAGGAACCGGCTGGACCTCTGGGTCGCGAACAGAAACAAAACGACTCTGTATCAAAGAATACTAGATACAATATCATTCCAGAGAAAACTGGACCCGTAGATGCCATCCGCCAGTGGGTGCGCGGAAACCAGGCTGCTAATTTTAGGGGTACAATCGCTAGTAGAAAGTTTGAGGATTTAACTGATCCTAATCTTGTTGATGCTTTTGAAAAAGGTGATCGTTCAGGTAAGTTAGGTGAAGTTGAAAAATACTTCAATGACTTACATGATGAAGCCGTTGCAACTGGTATCCTCAAACCTGATCAGAAAGTTCCTAATTATCTACGACATGAATTTGCTGATGATCCGACTAAGGTAACTGAGACTCTTAATCAGTATATTGCTAAGAATCCTTCTATTGCTAAGACTAGAAGATTCCCAACTTATGCTGTAGCAGAGAAAGCCGGATTAAAACGTAAGTTCAATACAATCCCTGAGGTTGTTAATGCTTACGAGACTAAATTCAATAAGGCTGTTAGAACTAAGGAACTCTACGACTATCTAGCTAAGACTGGCAGGGTTAAGGGAGTATTCTCTAATAATCCCCAGGAATGGCAGTTCTCTGGTCCTGATGCTAAATTAGTTGCAGATACTCTCAGAAAACATTTTAATGAAGGTAGTCCAGCAGTAAAAGCATCTGGAGATTTAGTTAGCTTTACTAAGAACATCTATCTTGCTGGTGGTCTTCCGGGCACTAAATATAATATGCACGGATTAAATACTGCTAGGAGTGATGTTAAGCTATCTGGATTTACTAAAGCTGGTAAAGAATTCTTTACTGATCCTACTGGTAGACGAGCGGCTGAATACGTCAAAGCTAATGAGCATAAGATCCCTGAGTTAATCGAGAAGGGTGGATATACTTATTATCCTGTTGACGATTCTCATGTGAATCCTGCTCGTGGTAGTAAGTCTATTCTTGGTAAGGGACTAGAGAAAGCTATTGATAAAGGACAGGATTTATTTGAAACTCCTTTATTTGATAGAGCTTTNCCNGCNCTCAANCTAAAGAGAACTCTTGANNTNGTAGANAAACTTACACCTGAAATGGGTAGNGATGCTGCNATTAGAGANGCTTCTACNTTAGCTAATAANTTCTATGGTGGTATGGAAACTACCTTAGAAGATAAGACTCTGCATCAAATTTCTCGTGTTGCATTTCTAGCACCTGATTGGCTTAGAACTAGAATAGCCGTTGCTAAGGGAGATTATCTTGGAGCGGCTAAGGTTTTAGTAGGTAAAGGCAATAGCGTCGATGCTATGCACGCTAAATCATTAGGTAGGGGTTTAGCAGTAGCAGGTGGAACTATTGCGGCTAAGTATGCAATGGGCAAGAAAGTTGATATAGATAATGACAAGAGTGGTGATATTCTTACTATCCCATTAGGTAAGGATGGAAAGAAGAATAGATCACTCCCAACAATCGGAACATCTGATGAAGGTGTTAGAGTTCCAATTGAATCACTTGTCAAACTTTATCAGGGTAATCCGGGCGGGATCTTACAGTTGCTAGTCTTTAATAAACTATCAACTCCCGCTAAGTCAGTTTATAATGCTATCTCTGGTAAAGATGACTTTGGGAATCCCCTAGCCGGTAAGGATAAGTTTGGTAGGCAGATTAAGTTTGGGCAAGCAGTTTGGAATTACGTTAATGAGCTTAGTAAACCGGCTCANTTACAAGTAGTTCAAGCTTTACTTAAGGCAGTTGATGGTAAGGCTAGCCCTGAAGAAGTCTTAACAACTGGCGCTGAATTACCACTTAGGTATACTACAGAACCAGCTGTTAAGACTAGGCGAACTCCTCCTAGACCAAGAAGAAGGAACTAGGATGTTGGATGGGAAGGATCAGGAGTATTTTCTTCTAGATTCTTCCCATCCATAATCTGCTCAATTTCTACATTCAAAGCACGGGGTCCATCATCAGAATTATCATCGTTATCAAATTTAACAACAATGATCTTTCCGGAGACATGCTTTTGTAATAGAGTCTTCCAGTTCCCCTTAAACTGGCTAAAGTGGAAGAAGAAATCAATCTGTTGTTCAGTCTCTATGAAACCAAACCCCCTGCTATTTACATTCTTGATACGGCCCTGCATGTAATTGTCTCCACCGTTCCATTTTCTTATCGAGGCATGGTCTACATCTCGACTTATTCGTTTCTGCCTCATTCAAACAGCCCGGCTCTAAACATTCTCCTAATAAAATTTTGTTAACTCTAAGCTTTTTTTGGTATGCAGTAGCTTTAGCCCTACAGGATTCACAATTGCGTTTAGTTAAATCCTCTCGTTTGTTAGGACATATAGCACAGTAACCTTTAGCTAACCTAAATTTACGACGTTTAAGTACTGCTTTACTAGCTTTCTTTTTATTATTCCAGTACCAAAAGTTCGAGCGGCTCATTTTTTCTGCAAACAGGACACATATTATACCTATCTAGAATACACATCTTCCACCCTAAGATACAATACATGGGCCAAAAAATATACCAAGGTGAATGATTTATTTTCATACTATCAAACTACATCCCTCACTAATGTAGCTTTAAAATCAGCTATATGCTTTTGAATATCAGCTTCAAAGCTAAGAGTGTCAAAATGTTCAAATTGAGGTTCTTCTCTTATTGACATAGTAAATCTATAGATTCTTCCCGTTCTAGGATTCAATACAAATAGCCAACCATTGTGAATATAAATATACATGATTTGGTGCCGGGTATGGGAATCGAACCCATAAGGTATTTCTACCGTTGGATTTTAAGTCCAATGTGTTTGCCAGTTTCACCAACCCGGCTTAGGTTTATCCAACTGAAGAGATAATACTAATCTTGACTACACTATAGAAACTGAATGGGTTAGCTCTAGTTAGATCTTTAGAGATGTAGAAATTAAATTTCCCATCACCTTCTTTAATGATTACCTGAATATTACTAAGCATCTGGAACTTTAGCTCCATTTGCTCATCTATATAGTAGATAATGATATCCATTAACCTATTCACCTAAACTGAACATATCATCTGGATGATTACCGTCAATAAGAAAACCACCGTCATCTTCATGTTCAGCGTGTTCACATATTTTATTGCAGACTTCTTTACCTAATTTCATGTAACATTGTCCACAATCATTGCAGGTTTCATCGCATCCAGTTTTGATATGTTCACATTTAGGACAAACCATTACAACCCCAGATAAGGAGAACAGCCATCACCTAATCCAATGACTCGATTTTCCTGCCAAACCCTATCTCCCCAATTATTTCCTTCAATTACTGATCTACCATTCCAGCAGAC